GATCTGCTTGTGCAACTGTATAAGTGGTGCAGGACCGCTTGCTGTACCGCCAAAACCCTTAATGGGGGCACCTAAAGGCCTAATGAGGTCATAGTTAAACTCCTGAATATACATATTTGGCTTTAAGTATGAGTTAATAAGTAATCTAACAGACTCTACCCAGCCTTCACGAGTATCTGGTATTTCGTATATTTGTGGTGGTTCTGTAGGATCATAAATAGGTAGATTTTTCTCCCCGCCCAAAGTATCAAAGCCTACGCCTACGCCCATCATGAGGGCATCCATTACCCAACCAAATAGTTGCCCTGGATCGTTACGATCTATGTCCTTTGTGGAAACCATAGCGCAATTCTGTAGAGCAGCCGAGTTTTTCTTTTCCATAGTAAGGGCTGTTCCAAAAGACCATAAGCCTCTTCCTGGTGGAGTCCACTTCAATTCAAATAAACGTTGGTAGGCCTCTTTAGCAGATGCTTGAGCCTTATAGTCATTCCAAGGTAGTCTGTTTTCTTTTGCGTGATTCTTCTGCGCTGAATACATACCCTCGATTACTCTACGACAAACCTCATGCCATCTTTCCTTAGTCCCATCTTCCTTCATACGGGAGTAGGTACGAATAAACGTAATCTCTCCTAATGAATTGCCACCTGCGTCTGTGAAACCAAATGGTGGTTCCTTTGTTTTATACTCATTTATAAACTCTTCAGACAAGCGAAAACTAAAAAAATCAGACATGTATTTCTCCTAATTAAAAACTGTAATTACTCAAGTATACCAGAGTTTTTGTTTTTATCAAACTCTAATGTTATTATTGAGGTTTATGGTTTAGTGAATCCAATGTTGTGGAACCATATACTTATAACCACTCTTAACTAAATGTGCTGTGTGGTGATATGGTGGTGACGGTGGAAACACTATAATACTTCCCGCTTTTGGCTTTACATAAAAAGTATAGTTTCCATTTTCCTTTGCTATATCAAAGTCTGGTTCTGGACTAGCATTTTTTAATACACCCTCTGGTGATGCAATTGTAAAAGAAATTTCTCCACCCTCGTAATCGTCATTTAGGTACATAACAAAAGAAACCTTGAGTCTTTCATCACCCTCTTGTTGATCAAAATGTGCACCCATAAATGTTCCAGCCATATACTTCTTAATTGGATATACTGGAAAAAGTTTTGGCTCTTCTTTTATTCCCTGCGCTGATGCGTAATCTCTTGCTACGTCATCAAATGCTTTTTGTAATGTTTTGTAAATATAATCATTTTTTTCATCTGCGCCGTCTGATGAAGCAATATTTTTGTCTGTCCCGTAGACATAATGCTGACCACTGCATGCCATCCATTCGCCCCATGGATCTTGATTGTCTTTTTCAATTGCCTCAACAAGTTTGGCAGGTTCTTCAATTACATTTGTGTAATAATAAACCTTTTCTTCAAGTATCTCTCTATCCATTTTTATCTCCTAGTATTTATTATTTTCATAAAAGCCTTTAACTTTTATAAATCCAACTAAAACATATCTTATTGGTCCTGCTCCTACATGCCTTACGCCATGCTCGTATTCTTCGTTTCCTGGAAATACAAGTAACTCTCCTGGCTTTGGTCGTAAATCTAGATCTTTATTTTTAAAAAAAAGTGTCCCGTCAGTGTAGTCATCATTAAGATATAGTATAGCAGCATATCTAATTGATGGGTCTGTGTGTTGATCTGTATGTGATTTTAATTGTACTCCTTCTTGCATTCTTTGGAGTGTTGCAAATCCAGTTAACTCTAAATCTTTATGATTTATTTCAATAAGCCTATGCATTCTAGATTGTAATTTATTAGAAATTGGATGGATACTAATATCTAAATTTTTGTCATCCCAGTCTTTGGTAATTTCATATTTTCCTTCTTTAACTAAATTTTCTACATCGTCTCTTCCAAATTTTTCTAAACAGAATCTAGCAAGACTTTCTCTATATGCCTTAAACCAAACCTCTTCTGGTGTGCTATCAATAATGCCAAGCATTGTGCTTAATTCGTCTTTAGAAATAAAATTACGAACTAAAAGGATTTCTTCAAAAACTTTTTCTGTTTCAAATCCTGCATCGTTAAATTCTTTTTCTAAAAATAACATTTTAGTTTCCCACCTTATACTGTTTGCCTTGTTGGTCTATTTTATATCCCTTTTTTAACAACTCTTGCCATTCGGCTCTTTCAATTTCTTGCTTGGCTCTTGTCTCTTTCATTTCTTCTGCCCAGGCATCCCTTAATTCTTGCGGATATGCATCTTCTTCTCTATCATCCCAAAAAGAGCCAATAGTATATCTAGTACCGCTTTCTATTAAAGTTACCTCGTGCATATTATTAAATCCACCATCAAATGCTGCAAGCATTCCAACCTTTGGCCTGATACTTATGTTTTGGTCTGGAAACTGTAACAAACCGCCTTCAAAATTATCGTTTAGGTATAAAAATGCAGCATACCTACTTCTAGTAAATGCACCAGACTTTCCATGCTCGTCTGTATTGTCAGAATGAATTCTTGCATATGCGCCTGGCTCCCATTTTTGAGTATGGTACCCTATTTGAGAAATTATTTTTGGATCGAGATCATGAACACTTGCGACTGCATCAATAATGCCCTTTTTCATTTGTGAAAAAATATCTGCAGGCAAGCCCTCTGCAAGAACATGCTCATCATTGTCCTGTGGAAGAACAGACGAATATGATTCATAAAAAGATATAGGCATCCAGTTTATTGTTCCTAGTTCTGCGTGTTTATCTAAAACTTTTATAAGTTTTGCAGAGGTTTCTGCATCAATAAAGTTTTCATAAAGAACTATGTCTTTGGTTAATCTTTTTTTATTATCTAAGTTCATCCTTGTCTCCTTATGCCATTTTCTGGATCCCATGCTTTTATTACTTCGTCATTAGGAAAAATTCTATAATATTCTTTTGTAGAATCTGGCTTTATCTCTCCTGTATGTTCTAATATTTCCCAAAAAAATGGACAGGTGTATCTTATTCCACTTTTAATTTTTGTTACTCCATGCACATAATTCATATCTCCTGGGAAAAAGTATGCCGACCCTCTTTTAGGTTTAAACTGTATTCCTTGATTTGGGAAATACAATTCTCCACCTTCATAATCGTCATTAATATAAAACAAACTTGCTATATCATAATTAGGAAAGTCATTTGGTGTTCCAGCATCTTCGCCCTGATGCAACTCTTTATCTGCATGTGGCATTTGGAATTGTCCTGGATTCCACTTTACAATTGTTTGACCTGTAGGTTGAACCTTTACATTAAAAAATTTTTCTATCACTGGCTGTAACTTATTGAATAGACCAATTATAACTGGAACAATATTTGGATCATTTTGATTAAGAGATGGTGCACTTGCCACTCTATCTTTCCAGTATTCTGCATCATATATAACAGTTCCATTTTCATTTTTATGACTTTCTGTTATATCCCAAATTGTGATTCCTCTTGCTGCTTTATCTAAAAAATCAACCTCTTCTTGAGTCATAAAATTTTCTAGTTCAATAATGTTTTCTGGGCCATGGCCAAAGAATCCAGAGGGTGTGCTTGATGGCTTTCTAAATACTGTTATGGCATTTTCTGGCTTCATAACAATAATTATATCACAGGATAATAATCCTGAGCCTTTACCTTTATGCCTAAATTATCAAAAAATCTTTCAATGTTAAATCTCCAGTTATCTCTACCAAATGATGTCCCTATTCTAATACATAGAATTTCAAAATCTTCTTCTGGCAATTTATCTTTAATTTGCAACAAAGCGTTAGTTACATCTATATAGTTTTGTCTTACAAAAGATGGATCGCCTGCCTGATTTCTTTTAAGCACCTTTGTATTAATTTTTCCAGAAGGCTCGTAAAGAGATACTGTTAGATAGTTTTTTGCAAAACCAGCATCCTTATACATTTCGTATCCAGCAACTGCATCTACAATATTATCAAAAGATATTATTGATCTGACTGGAGACTCTCCATCTCTTGATACAGTAATGATGTAATGAGAGACTTTTCCTAACTTAGAGTTTTGTAAGTACTCTTCTATCATATCTTGATGGCTTGGCTTAAATTCGTTGCTCATTATATTCCTGAATTATCTACAACTAAAAGTTTTAAGGCTTTAACTTCATGCTGTCCAACAGACTTTTCATTTTCATCTACTGCTTCTCTATACCAGTCGGTCCATTGTCCTGAAGAGTTGAGGGCCTGTGCTGCTTCTCCGTAACTTATGTTTGCTTTTTCTCTTAGTCTATCTGGATCTTTATAGGCAACTATGTTAATTGCTGTATTGTTTAATGCGGTTAAAGAAATTGGAATAATAGTTGCAACTGGAGTGCCTGCTTTAATTATTGTTTCTTGGTTTGCCTTTTTTGCTTTTAATGCAAGAGGAAGAGGGTTGTCATAAAAAGATGTACTAATAAGATTTGACATTGTTTCAAAATTATCATTAAAATAATTTACAGGATTAATT